ATGAAAGGTATGTAGAGGTTTTCGCAGGTGGACTAAGTATGTTCTTTCGCAAGAAGAAAGCTAGATATAGCATCGTAAATGATATAGATAACGATATTGTGAACCTATATACTTGTGTTGTATCGCAGTTAGAAAAATTAATTGATACCTTACTATGGCTTCCTAAGAGCAGAACATTATTTAATGATGCAAAATCTGCTGTTCATTCAACAAAGGATATTAATATTCCAGACGTAGAAAGAGCTGCACAATATTTTTATTGTATTAGGAATGCATTTAATAAAATACCCTATGGAAGTTTTTCTAAAATCTCTGCTTGGAATACATCTGAGATAATAGAGAACTTAAAATACTCTAGAACATTCTTTAATGATACTACAATTGAAAATTTAGATTTCAGAAAACTAGTCGTAGATTATAAACCAAAAAAAGGTGATATGTGGTATTTAGACCCACCATATATAATAGCAACTGAAAGAGGTGATTATTATATGGCAGACTTTGGTATTGAAGAACATGAAGATATGATAGAGTGTGTTGATTACATAGATAAGGCTGGTGCTAAATTTATGATTAGCTATGATGATAGAGAAGTAATTAGAGATATATATTCTGATTATAATATTTATGAAATAGAAACTCAATATGCTGGTAGAAATGAAGATGATGTAAAATACTTTATTGAACTAGTAATAACAAATTATGATACAGAACCTCCTCAAATAGAGATGTTCTGAAAAAAGGAAACGAAAAATGGAACAAGATAACATGGAAAAAATATTTGCATATTTGAAGGAGATTCAAGGAATGGCTCACCCCTCTATAATTCACGAATTTCACCCAAGTAAAAAATTGTTCACTAAACAATTAACAGCCCATTTTTATTCTATGCAAAATTTAAGTGGGAAAGTCATATGTTTACTTGAGAATGAGTTGGAAGGAGTCGAAGATGACAGTTAAAGAATTAATAAAAGAATTAATACATCTTCATAATTTGGATGCTGAAATAAATATAGCATCGGATGATGAAGGTAATAGTTATGGAGATATTGATAGAAATATTGCAAGGATGCAAGATAAGGATACTAAGAACAGAGTTTATGTGCTGTATCCTAAAAATAGTATGCTACCCGAAGATAAATATTATTATAATTTTCGGCAAACGATTGATTTGGAAAGGGGATAAATAATGGTAAATAAACCTTTCCCAAAAAGTTATGACGCAGAAGAATCCTTGCTTGGTGCAATACTGTTAGAAGGTAAAACAATATATGAAAAAGTATCGCCTTGGATTAGAGTTGATGAAGCTTTTTATAATAATGATAATAAAATAATATGGAACATAATAAAAACTCTTTATAAAGAAAATACTCCAATTGATGTAGTAACTGTTATGGAAAAAAGCAAGAGTATGTATAATGAAAATAATAAATTAACAGGATATTATTTAACAGGATTACCCGAAAAAGTACCAACAACATCTAATGTAGAAGAATATGCTAGGATTATCTGGGAAAAATATATTCAAAGAGAAACAGCTAAAAGTGCTAATAAATTGTATAATGTTAGTTTTGACGAAACAGAAAATGTTCAAACAATCTTAGATGAACATAGCAGATTAATAGAAGAGCTTAAAGAAATACAACCTTCAAGAGTAAAAACAATTGAAGATATTGTAGATGAAGCAAAGGTTAATATTAAAGAAGGTGGGAACCTTATCCCTTTCGGTATGGATGTCTTAGATTACCCCGCAGGGGGAATGACAAGAAAAGAAATTACTGTATTAGGGGGAAGACCAGGTCATGGCAAAACTACTCTTATGATTAATATATTAAAGAGTCTTATAGAACAGGGACTTAAAGTAATGTTATTTAATCGTGAAATGAGTAATACAGAAATGATTAAAAAGATGTGTGTCCTAGAAAATAAAGAATTATTATATGCTGATGTTCGTAAGAATCAGTTTAATGATGATACTGAAATTGTTATGGAAATGCAAATGGAAAAGCTGAAAACCAAATATGCAAAACTAAAAATGTATGACCATATACGTTCTTTAAGTGACACTATGTCTGAAATAGCAAAGCATAAACCTGATGTTATTATTGATGATTATATTCAGTTAATTCAAGCAGATGGTGTGAATGAAGGTAGGAGATTTGAAATTGAGAAAATAATGCAAGAATATAAATGGGTATGCAAAGCAGAAAACGCAAGTGCTTTCTTGCTTAGCCAGCTAAATAGAGAAATGGATAGACGTATCAACCCAGAACCTAAGATGAGTGACTATTCTGAAAGTGGTGTTATAGAACAAACAGCTGAGACTGCTATGTTTGTATTCTATGGATATAACTTTGATAGTGCATCATATGATAAATATGAAAGTAAAATTATATCAGCAAAAGCAAGATATGGTAATGTGGGAAGTTACATAGTTGGATTTAATGGAAACAAGTGTAAATTCTATGGGAATAGAGAACTTGCATTTAATGATACCGAGAATAAATCGAATATTAAAACCTGAATATAGAGAATGTAGGATGTGTGGAAAGTTAGGTTATACTGATATGTATAACTATGTATCTCCACTAAAAACTGATAAATTTATTATATGCAAGAAATGTGCAATTAGAGAATATTATGGTACAAAAGCGACGCAATCAAAAAGATACAAAAAAGATAAAGAAAGTAATAATCTCTTCAAAGAAAAAATATCTAGCAATTGACCCAGGCAAGTCTGGGGGGATAGCTATACTTAGTGAAGATTCTGTTGAAGCGTATAAATGCCCGCCAACATTTAAGGAAATGGCTGAATTAATAAAAAAAATAAGTAATAATAATTCTTATATATGTGTGCTAGAAAAAGTTCATGCATTTCCAACTGACGGAAGAAGTTCTGCTTTTAAATTTGGAACAAATTATGGAGCTTGGATGGGAATATTAGAATCTAATAATATAGAATATGAATTAGTAATGCCAAAAAAATGGCAACACGACTTCCACCTACCTAAAGAAAAAAGAGAGAGGAAACAAGAGTTGAAAAAAATAGCAAAATGCTTTTATGAAAAAACAACTTTATATACAGCAGACGCAATATGTATAGCGGTTTGGAGAAGAGCAAATGAAAATTAATGTCGCAAATGAAAACTCAACAAACTATGAAATGTTAAGAATGATATTAGAAGCAAATTTAAGGCTAATGGAGCTATCTGAAAAATCTACGACAGAAGAACAAGAAATAATTACTTATTCTACGTTGAAAGGTATAATGGAATTTGGTAAAGTTATGGAAAGGTCTTTTAATTTCGCAAAATCATAATTAGGCAGTAGGATTTTTGGGTGCTTGGGGGGTCTACCTTTCTTCCCTCCAGGCTCCTACTGTCTTCTTTCGAGAGCCTGCAAAGCAGCTTCTACATCTTTAGGAAGTATTTTAGCTCTTGATTTCTTATAAGCTTTTTGCACTTTTCTAGCTTCAGCGGTAGGATAAAGTCCAAATTCTTGTTGAACAGCTATCCCCAAACCCATACCAGATTTCTCTCCAAAAATTAAAGGAATATGTCTTTCAACAGTTCTACCAAGTGCAGTATTTAAAAGTCTTATTATTTGTGTTGTTTTTGTTGATTGATTAGAAGGGTCATGTTTTTCCATACCAGTAAGTTTATGAAGAACACCATCTTCATCTAAATTAATAAAATCTAACATCTGACCTATATCAAGTAAGTCTGATACAAGAGGGCCACCAAATGTAGAAACAACAGGCCCTTTTCCATAAAAAGCTTCTTTTACTTCTTCTTCATCGCCTGTGAATGCAATAGCTAATTGTTTAAGTCTTTCAAATGTATCATGTTCAATTAAATTTGTAAAAGTCTTACCAGTTAACATAGCTGCAATAGCTGGGGCTGCATAATAAGCCAAAAACATTCTATATGCTTTTGCTAATCCTTGAGCATTTTGGCCTGGAAGTAAATAACCAGCTTTTAAATCTCCTTTTGCTTCTCTTAATATACGAGCATTACGTTCAAAAAATTCTAAACTATAATGTTGAAACTGACCTAAAAATCTACCATGTTTTGTACGCATAAATGGTGACTTTGCATATTCAGCATAATCAAAATGATTTAATACTGTCATATTAATAGCGTAGTTACTTGCCTTTGTTTTAATAGCAGCATTTACTTGAGCATCTGAAATATTTGGATTTTTTTCTTTTAAAACTTCTCTATATTTTGGGCCATCTAACCAATCATACATTTGAGCAAAAGATAATTTAAATGTTCTTTTACGGTTAGAATTCTCAGCTCTTCTATGTAAATAACTTGCCTTACTAGCAGCCCAACCTACTTTATCTGCTACTTTTTCTAATATAGTTTCTTTAACAAGTTTATGTTTATTAGTAACTGGGTCATATTCTAATTGTTTGTGGAAAGCAGCCCCACGTCCAACTCCAGCTTCTATTAATTGAGGAGCTCCTTCATCAAATAACAATCCAACTTTCTTTAGTTCTGTTTCAAAAAACTCTTCATTAATACCAGCTATTCTATCTATTACTTCTTTAGATTTTTTATTTGCACCTGCACCCATTTCTACAAAATCTAACAATCTTTGCATAAGATTTCTAGCTGCACCTCTTGGGTTATATCCCAACTTTGATATAAACTCAAATCCTAACATAGTTCTCATTAAAGCTCTAGTTGTCCGAGGAATATCAGCACTCCCATTAGCCGCATAATGCATATCTGTTAAATAACTAACAACGTTTTCTCCATATCCCTTAGCCTCCCCATCAAGTTTATATATGCTTTCTACAGCAGTTAATCCATTTAACATATGTTTATCCATAAAAGCTTTATGATTAAATCTATTCACATCTGACATATAATTTTGTACTGAACCAAGAAAGTTTTTACTATAAGAATAATCTTTACTTCTCTTTTTAGTATGGTCACTAATAAAAGTATCTACACCATCTATTACTTGAGATATTGTCTGTTGTTTTCCTTTAGTTTTTATATATGGATTCACAGATTCTTGTAATTTATCTAAATGAGGCATTAATCCTTGCATAAAATCAACACTTAAATCTCTTGTATAGTGAGGGAAAAATCCATTACCTTCATATTTAGGCATAAGTTTCCCTCTTAATTTTTTTCTAATACTTTCTAATTTACTAGAATTCATTTCACCTTTAAAATTTTGCATTCTTATAAGAAGACCATCTATTTTAGCATCTACTCCATGTCTAAGTTGTCCATATAAATTATCCATCAAAGACTTATAACCCCTTAAAGCATTAAACATATGTCTACTGACTTGATTACCATCTTTCGTTCTAGCAGTTGCTAAATCATTTTGAGTTATTGGTATAATCTTTTCCCCATTCCTAACTTTTAATTTATCATTATCATTCATTTTATTATATATTTGTTGCTCTATTCTCCCTAAATCATTTTCAATAATATGACGTAAATCTTCATAAACTTGTAAATAATTATTAGAAATCATTTTATCAATTTTATTATCTATTTCTGAAATCTTTGAAGTATTTGGTTCTTCTCCATTCCTCCATTTAACAATTTCTTCTTGTAACATTATATCCATCTTTTTCATTTGTTTTTGAGCTTTCCTAGTACTAAACCCAGCAAACGTTTCCCCTCCTTTTATTATATCTCTATCTATTGATTCTAATTCAATTTCTTTCATTATTCCATGCATTACTGTCTTGTTAGCAGATATACTTCCCTGATTGTGAAATTCTGATTTTTGAGAATCTCTTAAAACTGAACCAAGTATAGGGTCTCTTTTACCAAAATGAGATGTTTGCCACATATGTGTTGCAAAGGTACTTCCAAGGTTACCTTTATCTATACTTTGATTTAATTGTCTAAGTCTTAACTTAAAAGCTTGTACTTGCCCTTTTGTAATATCAACATCTCTTAATCCAATATCACTAAGAGGCATTAAAAACTCAGTTTCAACCATTCTAAAAGCAGCCTCATAAGGATTCTTAAAAGTTTTTTTAACTTTAGGAAGATTAGACCATTTTTTAATCTCCTCTCCTAAATCTCTCGCATTAATTAAACATTTTCCAGTAACAGCCATTATTTTATCCTATAATTTACAATTCCCAAGAAATCTATCTAAATCTTTCTCACTTTTTTCTGTTCTAAATCTTGTTTCTGTCTCACCTTTAGATAATTCTTGATGAACTTTAACAACCTCTCTTAATCTTTTTGCACTATATCCAGATTTAGTCCCAAGACTTATTCCCCTAAAAAATCCAGATTCTCCATCTCCACCATTAATAATATGCATTGGGTTTTGTAATAATCTTTTATAAGCAACTGGGTTTTTAGATGTATCTATTCCACCTGTTAATACTTTATTGGCTATTTCTGAAATATCACTCTCTATTTGTGCTTTTGTAGCTAAATATTTTATTGGGTCAATAGTTTTATTTTTAATCATATCCTGTTTTAAACCATGCATAATTTCAACATATTTTTCAAATTCAGGCCCTTTGCCTGCCACTTCCATTATATCTCTATAATAACTAAGGACAGAATCATTCATATTATCAAATCCAGAACTAATCCTATTAGTATCTCTAGCCCAACGTATAGAAGCATAATCACCAACTACACTCTCTAATTCTTTACCAAAACTAGGTAATCTTATATGTTCTAACGATAAATATACTGGTTTTTCTATAGTCCCTATATTTTCCATATAATTTGAATCAGAAAAATTTCTTTTATCATATCTTCTATTTTGAAATCTTCTAAAATTTGCCTCAGTAATTTGAAGAGTCCTTAACAGATTTCCAACAAGAAATGTTTCATTAGATTCATAATTTGCCATAACATTTTTATCATTACCTTTTGGAGCATTTACGATACCAGTAAGAAACTGATACCCCCTTCTAAACCTACCACTTTTAGAAAAAGGCATAGCAACCAATCTACCACCTTGAATACCTATTTGTCTTTTATTTTGAGCAGTAGCCATAAATTCAAGTATAAAAGGAAGACTATATTCCCTTAGCCCTTGATGCAGAATAGCATCTTCTACTTCTCTAAATGTACTCTGGGGTGGCATATTAGCAAGAAAATCTAAATTTTCTTTATTTAATACAGTTTTTTCTTTATATTTAAATATGTCTCCTAAATTTTCTTGATTGCTATAATACTGTCTTCTTATATCTTTTAAATATTTAAGAAGTTCATGCCCACCTGGTGGTAAAACAACTCCAGACTCTCTTTGAAGTTTCAATATAGAATAAATTGTATTAAATTGTACTTGTCCTTCGTCAACATCTTTTCCTTTAACTGGAATAAATTTAAATGGTTTTAAATCTTTAGTTTTATAAGTCTCCCTATATTCTGGAGGAACAATTTCGTCTGCTAGTTTATACTCAATACCTCTAATAACTTTATTTAATTTATTAATAATAGACATTTTACTCTTATATGGTAAATCTGTCCTGTATTGAGTAGTTACAATTTTTTGTTTAAGATTACCTATGTAATAAGCTGCTGAATTATAGTCAGTAACAGTTTTCATTATATTACCTTGCAAAGCATCAACAGAACCAGAATATTCACTTATATCTCCTGTTCTTAATTGGTCATACCATCTATTCATATATTGTACCATATTACCAGTGTCATTAAAGGATGCTTCTAATCCAGCGTCTTTTCTATTACCAAATATATCCGCATCCCAAACACGATGCAAAGACCTCTCTAAAACCCCACCTCTTTTACCCTCAGAAATTGCTACACTATTATTTTTGATTTGCTGAGACTCATCAACAAATATGCCACCAGCTCCAGGTTTATAAACAGTCTTATCTACCATTTTCTTTAGTTTTTTATCATATTTTTGATAAGTGCTTTTTTGCACACCAAACATATTTTTAAATTGACCATCGTTATAAAATGGATTACCAGCTGAATCTTTTTTATATCTTAATTTATAATAAAGTGACTTACTTAAATCTCTATTAAAATTATAAAATGCATCAGAAGCTTCGTATACATTATCATAAGTCACAGACCTTTGTTCACCTGTTTTTTGATTAAATGTTTTATTGCCTGCGACATTTAAAAACTTACCATATTCAGACATCATAGTTTTAATCATGCTTTTTTCAAGGTCATTTAATACTAATTCATTTCCTTCCTTATCAAATTTCCTAAATATTCTTATTCTTTTAGATGGAGTTTTTCTTCTTATATTACTATTAATAAATCCTATACCCATTTTTCTAACTTGAGAAGGAGTAATACCTTCTTTTTCTGGAGGAAATAAAAATTCATCACTCCACTCAGATACATCTCTCATCAGTTTTGGGTTTACACCCCCACCCATATCAAGCATATATTGAGTTTCTAAAGCAGCTCTAGTATAATAATCCATATTATCAAAATCTATTGTAATTCTATATTCTTGACCTTTCTTGCCTGGAGTCATAAATAATATTTTAGGTTTTTTATCTTTACCGAATCTTATTTTAAGACCAGGGTCATTCGTCCCATCCATAGCAATATTATTTAAATACCCTAATTTTCTAGGAATTTTTTGGACTACCCCAATTGTCTTTTTTGCAAGGTCACTACTTGCAGCCATTCTTTCTATATTTTCTGCAACTTTCGATGGGTCATCTGCCCAACTAAAGTTAGTTTCTATTTTTAAATAATCAGGGTCAATTGCTTGAACAAATAAATCAGATACCCTTTTAGCATGTTCGTGAACAGCTTTTCTAGCTCCATAAAAGTAATCAACTTTATCAGCATCATAATCACCTTCAAATAAATTGACAATATCAAGACTATTTACAAGAGCAGACTTTCCATATGCTTTATCAAGAAATCCTTTTAATCCTAAAATAGCAGTATCATTAGGTCTTGTATGAGGTTTTCTATTTGTCACTACTCCAATTTGTAGATTTTTGCTATAGGGAGTTACTCCAGTTTTCCCAGCTTCAATAAGGTCATGCAAAGTACCCAAATCTAAACCAGCCTCTAACAAATCATTCCAATAATACTTTTTACCTTCTTTTTTTGTTTCATAACTACCAAAGAATTCTTTTGGGTCTATTGTTTTCGCACCATCAACAAGAATCATTTGTCTTCCACTCTTTACAATTTCAGAAACGCTTGAAAATCTCTCATGATGCCCAATCATTATTTCTCCACGCATCTCCATCTTGCCTTCTTCATTTACAATAGTAGGCTTTAATCTATGTCTAGCATCTGCAACTTGTATAACGGGGGCTTGCCCTCCATATCTAACATCATTACCATTTTCTATTTTTATAGTAGTTCTTTTGCCATTTAAAATTCTATTTATATAATGATTATAAATTTTATTTTTGACAATATTTTCACTATAAGACATTGGGTCGGCATCCCTATGCATTGAAACAAATTTGGCTATGTTTGATAAATGCTGACTTCCACCTGATTCTGGACTAACACTAAAAGCATCTTTACCAAATATATCTAAAATAAATCTTCTTCTTGTGACTCCACTAATGTTTTCTTTTCTCATACCATCAACAGCATCTATAATATCATCACGATAGTTTTCGTTAAACATATTCTTAGATTCTTCATTGGTCATATAGTTATAATCACTTGTAGATTCAACAGCATCTTTAAAAGGCTTGTCAACCTCAGGCTTAAATCCAACAGCATCAATAGGAATCTTTCTTATCTTTTGTTTTCCTAAAACTGTAGTAGAATTTATCTGGTTATAAGGTTTATTTATTAGACTACTATCCAACCCATCTCTATCCAACCCCTTATTAAAAGATTTAGCTCCAGTAGACGCCAATAGAATATCAACATTATCATTATTTTTGAAAAAAGTATCTAATGATTTGTCATAAACAAATAAAGTTTTTCCAAGTAAAAGCTGACCACTTCTACCACCAGAAGCAATAGCAGGTTTTACTGGATTTGTAGAATTTGGATTATTCCCCATCATTGAATGAGCATATCTCATCGTACCTATTGGAACAAAGGCAATGCTATCAAATGATGATGACTTATCATGGGCGTCACCGATAACATCCTTAAAAAATTTATCTATTTTTTGTTGGCTCCATCCATTTTCTTTTAATATACTTCTAACTTCTGTATTAACATTCGCATAATCCTTATCATTCCATATAGCAACATTAAATCCATTTTGTTGCATTATTTTTCCGATTGCATCGTGAGTCTTATTGTCATTTAATTCTTTTTTATAAAGTTCCATCATACTGCTTAATAGACTTCTATCATGTTTAACAAAGTTTTTAGAATCATATAGTTTTACACGACCCATAGTTTTACTTACATCAAATCCATTAAGGAAATCTTCTAAAGCTGAAGTTTTTTTACTACCTCTTAACATATCGTTAAACACAATTTGTGATAACATATATTGATAATCAAAAGTAGTCGGATTACCAATTTCTTCATTATTAACTATTTTAGTAGGTTCGTTAATTTTATCAATTATTTTTTGTATTTGACCTTTGACTCCTCCATCTATATTTCTTTGTTTTAAAGCCCAATCCGCAAATTCAATATATTTAGCATGCATATTCGGAAAATCTTGTCTTGCTATAGCAATTGGGGCAGTATCTTTAGATATTTGAAAAATTTCCATTCCACCTTGATTCGTTAACCCAAAAGAAGTTTCTCTTGATTTTAAATCATCTTTTAATTTTTTGTGTAATTTTATTATAGAGGTTCTTTGCCATCTTGGTAAATCTGTGGTATCGGTAAATACGTTCTTAAATACCCTTTGTATTCTACCTTCAAACATTTCATAATCAACCACCTCTTTTTCAATTATAACAGGAGATATCTCTAATTCTCTTAAAAGAGTATTTAATCTTGTTTCTTGTTGAAATTTAGTGGATTCTTTAATTTGCCCATTTTCCATTTTAATAAAATTTATTTTTGTTGTATTATATTGACTTGCAATCAATTTTACTAAATCGCCAACAATCTCTTTCTTAACAAATTCTTTTTGGGCTGCATCAATTTCTGAGTATTTTACATATTTATTAGTAGTAGTATTTTTTATCTCTATTCTTTTTAAAACATTTTCTACTATTTGAGCAGCTGGTATTCTATCTTTTGGGTCATTTACCTCAGATAAAAATAAACTCTCAAACACTTCTCGTTTCATTTCTTTAGATTTAACAGAATAATCTACACCTTCAATATTATATTTTTCTAAAAATGTATTCATATCAAATTTAGAATCCATGTCAACCATAAATCTTTCATCGCCATGAGCAGCTCGAGAAGCTTGTTCCTCTGATGAAATCACATCTTTTATATAATGTTCATCAAAACCATTCTTTTTTATTTTATTTTTTAATTTAGCTTCTAATTCAGGTGAAAATTTTTCAACAATAACCTCATATTGTTTACCAGATTTATTGCTATATTTCATTACTCCAGCTCTTATTAACCAATTAAGAACATCGGCGCTCCCTCCTTCTAAAGTGTATTGCGCCACATCATGCATTATTTGACTATTTTTTGGAAGTATTTCCATAAAATCATATAAATACTCTTGAGCTTTATCTCGATTAAGTGTACCATTTTTTCTATATTCTGGTAACAGATTTTTTAAACCAAGTATATCATATTTACTTTGTGCTATCGATTTACCAGCGGGTTCTATTAACCCTCCACTTTTTGCAATAATCTTTCTAACAAAATCATTGTATTCAATAGCTGCATCCATAACTGATTCTGGAACTAAAGTTGTATCTAATAATTTTATATCAAAACCTTGACGACCTGACTTCATATCTAAATTAAAATTAGCCATCCCTGCTTCTGCTATTTCAAAAAATGCAGTCATTTCCTGCATTTCAAGATTTGAAGAACCAATTTTATCTCTTATGATAAAGTTTATAGTTTCTTGATGCATCCAATCATACGTATTAGATATATCTTTTAACCCTGCTCCAGATATAAATCCTATTAATTTTTCTGCATCTGCAATTTCAATTGGTTTTTTATCAACACCTTCAGACCTTTCGTAACCTCCAGTCACAGATTGCAATTGTAATATTTTCTTTAATCCTCGTCTAAGTTCACCTTCCCTAGCTTCTCTTTCGTTCTCTGGAACAGAATCATCTTTTATAAACTCAATATTTTCAATACTCTTTCTTAATAGAGGGTTAACTAAATCTCCTTCAAGAATTCCAGCTGCTCTCATTAAAGAAATTAATTCATCTCTTTGGCCATAATCTTTACTAAAAATATCTCTAACCATAGCTGAATTTTTTAAATTTATATTATTTGCAAGTATCATAATATAATCTGAGGCTGAGTTTTTAAATGTGAAAGCATCTGAATAAGACATTTTACTTGGAAAAGCATCATTTATTTTAGCTTCTACTAAAGTAATACTTTCATAAATATCTTTAATAGTTTCTAATGTATGAACTGTTTTTGTCATTTTATCAGAAGGTAAATCAATTACTTCATTTAAAAGTCTACTTGTCCTAAAAACTTGAGAATATCCACCAAGAGCTTCATTTAATTTTTCTAATGCTAAAGTACCATCAGTAATAGTATTCCCTTCAGAATCTTTTATAAAATCAAGTTTACCTTCTCTTGCTAATTGATAAATTTCTTCAGAAGCCATAATAACATCAGGGCCTTGAATAATTGTTTTACCTTCTTTAGTTTTTTCATTCATTCCCAATTCTTGGCCTTTATCAGCAAGCATTACCTGTTTAACAAGACTAGGAATATCTCTTTCTAATAGAGCTGTATTTTCAACAGCTAAACTATCAAAATGTCTGTCATAATCTTCTAATTTCGTAACTCCAGTCTCGGCTTCAAAAGCATCTACAAGTCTTTGAGCATCTTTTGTACTTATAGCATCTGGACTTTTACCATGTCTGAATTGAGGGGCAACTCTTTGAGCAATTTTTTCATACTTTGAATTACCTTGAATGTTAATACTTATATCCCCTTCTTTAAGGCTTATATCAGTTGGTTCAATAATATCACTTCCAATTCCAAGTTCTTCATACATCCTTAATGTTTCTGGATGAGTTTGTCTATTTACACCATTATTAAATCTATTAGGAGTCCTAGCAAGAGATGGTATATAATTTAATTGCTTTGAATCTATACCAAGCATTTTTAGATTACTACGAAATTGATTCATTCTTCCAGAGTTTAAATCAAAACTAGCTGGATTTTTACCAACTTGTAAAAAGGCGCCTATAAGAAAGTGAGGTAACATATCATGGAACCCTGGCGTTGTCCCATGTAAAGCCATTTCTGCAAGAGTATGGGCATTAAAAGCGACTCCACCAGCAGCCATTCTAAACCAATTCTTTTGTATATTAACAAGCCCCTCTCCAGTAGAATATTTCATAATTTCTTTACCAAAGAATTTTCTTTGAGATTCAAAATATCTTATTAAAGCATCTTTACCTGCTTGATACCCTCCAAATTTCTTAGCAACTTGTAATAAAACATTATCAGAACTTAAATCAATAGTTTTGCCTTCTATGTTTACAACATGATTTTTAACAGTTTTGAGTTCCTCTTTTGCAAATCTATCAAGTGATTCACCAAAGAATCTAGCAGTCCCTTTTAATTGTTGGTCATTAAATGTATGATATTGAGGTTTTTTACCAAAAGCTCCTCTTATTCCCTGTTTAAAGTCAAGTTTCCATTTAGAACCTTTACCAACTGGATTTAACCATTGTAATTGAGAAAATGCTACTCCAGTAAAAGCCCCCCAAACTGGAGCTGTCCAATCAAAATGATGGTCATCTAATACAGACACTCCTTCAAAAATAGTATCAATCGCACTAAACATTATAGATTCATTAAGTAAAGAGCCAGCTACTCTTGCAAGTCTAGGATTGGCCATTCTAGTCCCCATCAAACCTATGAAATCCTGCAAAGGTCTCTTCATATAGTTTTCGCCAAACATTTTTCTAATTGCAGCAGATTCAGCTGGACTTATTTTCCCCATTTGCAGAGCATCATCTGTATAATTAACTAATAATTTAGTGGCTTTCTCTCCAAATGTTTTTGCAAAATTAACATCAGTTTGTGCTCTCCTAGCTAAATTAGAATAATGATGAGTAATTTCCTTAGCTGCTGTTTTATCAACTCCAAGTTCAGCCCCCCTTTTAAGCATTTGTTTTGATACTCCACCTACAGTTTTGTATCCAGCTGCTTTTATAAATGGTTGAGCAATCTTTGTCATTACTCTACCACCTATTTTTATTGGAGCTCCTTTTACAAACCCAGCTAATCCACCTACCGCACCAGTCCATTTAGCCATTGGGTCTTCAAAGTCAATCATTGAACGAAAAGACTCATCACCTTGTTTTTCCTCGTAACCAGCTGCAACACCGAGAGCTCCAAAAGATGCTACATCAAAGAAAGTCCACAGACCAGCCCCGACTGCATTTATAAGACTACTTTTAGATTCTTGGTCTGGTAAATTTTGAGGAATTTCCCAAGGTGGTACTCCTTCATATGATGGAGCTTGGGCAGATTGTGGGGATTGTATAGGTTGTGGGGTCTGTGGAACAGCGGCCCCACCAGATAAAAGACCTTGGGATTGTAAAAACGAGGATACATCAGCCTCAGAGACTATTTTCCCGTGTCTTTTTTCTAATTCCTCTTTTAATCTAAGAGTAAGGTTGTCAGCCATTTCTACCGACCGCTAAGAGATTCTCTTTGTTTCACTAGTTTTCTTATATCATTTGAAAGTTGTAAGATTTGAACTCCCTTTGTTTCTTCTGCCCATTCTTTAGATGGTACATCAAAGAATTTACCAAATGCTTTCCCAATTGCCCCTGGTTCCTCAAAGGCTTTTCTTGTATACCCAGCAGGAAAGATTTCTATATTTTCTTGTATTTCAAATTCTTTTGCAGCTTTAGAGGTTGTCTCCTCACCTCTTCTTTGTCCTATTAATTTAGCTAATCTTTCAGCTTCTTTAGAATGTTTCTGCTCAGATTGAGCATCTCCAGCCACACCAGCTGCCTTCTCTTGCTTTTTTTGCCAATTAAATTCTTCGTTCCATTTTTCATAATCAGCAACCAGAGAATCCCTTTCAACTGCTAGTATATCTAATTTTGCTCTTTTCTTTGAAATATTTTTATTTAAACTCTCTAGTTCCGCCCTCACCTCTGCAGTTTTGCTAGGGTCTAAGAAATCTAAAGATTTAATTATATCTTCATCTGTTGCTCCTAAATCAATAGATTGCAAGTCTACTTGAGTAGGTGAAGGCTCTGTTAGTTCCCTAGCGATAGGTACAGCTAGTTGTTTCCAATCCATTTGACCAACATCTGATTCAGACACATCCCCAATAGTTATTGGAGTGTCTACTTTATAATCTCCAGATGCAATTTCTGATTGTTCCTTATCAATATTTTCAAGAGCTATTAATGCATCCCTTACACCAAGATAGGTATCAGCTGATAATTCTTTTTGTAATGGGTCAAGTCCTTTATATATCAATCCAGATTTTTCCATGGCTTTCATAAGTCCAGAATTGGGGTATTGCTCATAGTCCCTAGCGACTTGCTTGGCAAATGTTTCAGTTGCCCTTTGAGCAGTTGATACAAGTTTAGCATTCTTTCCAGCCATTTGATGTAAATTTGCTATAGTTACTATTTGAGTTGCTTGGTCAATTGAAAACCCATATTTACCTCGTTTATTTAATGGTTTTGATAATGTTTTAATAATACTATCTGAGTTTGTAATCGACATAGTTTCTGTGTCGACATCAGCTGATATAATTGGTTCGAGAGAACTAATCCTTGAATATATTTCACCTGCATCTAAACTCTTAGCTTGCTCAGCTGATTTCTTGGTGTAATCTAAGACTCCCATTATATCTTCTCTTTGCCTACCTTCTTCTCTAAACCTTTGAGCAGATTCAAATTGCATAGCTTGTAAAGCAAACTGCATTTCAGCCTGTCTGGATTGCCTTTCAGATGCCAATCCCTGCCTGTATACACTTAATATATCACTTAATCCATTTGCCATTAGAATATCCCCAGAAATTTCTTATTTTTTTGAGCTACTGCTTCTTTCATTTCATATTTCAATCTTGCTTGTTCGGATTTTATTCTGCCCTGCTCTCCACCCTCCCATTCAGATATGTCCATTAATTTTTGACCAAGAACATCTTGCAAACCTTGTCTTTGAAATCCAAAAGATTGGACACCAGCCTCCATCCCTCTTTGTATTTGACCTTGCACTTGACCAGAATGAGCAAATCCTGTACGAGCAGCTGCGCTTTCCCCCTGTCTTTTTAATCCAAATAAGTCTTGACCAGTTTGGAACATAGACCTATTAAGGTCTGTACCATATACGTCTTGAGCTAACTCTGTTTTCATACCAGCTAATTCAGTAACTTGTTGACCTGCTCCCGCTAACATAGATTGTTGTTCACCTATGTATCCCATCTTTCTTTCACCAGCTTTTCTTTCGGCTCCAGTCCCCAGCATAGAAGTGGCAGCCCCGATTCCAAGCATAGCCCATCCAATAGGATTTGTAGCTAACATAGAAGCCCCACCAGCAGCCCCGCCTATCGAAGCCCCAGTCCCGAAAGAACCCAGTAAAGAAGTAGCCCCGGACGCAGCCATTGTTGAACCAAATCCCATTAGTATTTTCTCCTTTTATTTTTAGTCATAACACTATCATAATAAGCAGATTTAGATTCTTTATCTTCGTCTGCCCCAGCCCAATGACTTTCTAACCATAAATCTTTATAATTTCCACTACTAAATGCTGTTTTTAAATATTCATCACTTCCTGCTTTCATGTATAAATCTGCAATAAGAAGTTCTCTTTGTTGAGAAGGACTTAATTTTGTAGCATCTAAATAGTTTTCGTGATTTGGGTTTGAAGCATCATCAATCCAAGATGGATATGTATCTTGACCAAGATGTTTTTTTTCTGTATACATTCTTTTTATTCTATTTAAAGCTGTATGCATTCCTTTTCCTTCTCCAGTTTCAAATTGAAATATTCCACGACCAGGTCCCCCTCCAATTTGAGCAATATTTTGATTTCCAGATTCAACAGTTCCTATAACATCAATTAATTCATCTAGCTTATCTTTACTAGCCCCAGATTTTCCAAATTTATTTAGCATAGCTTGCTCAACAGAAGAAGATTTAACACTTGTATCTAAATCTCCCAACAGAGGGTCTGACACGGCATTAAAAGCCGTATTATCAGTTACCTCATTGGGTAAAAATGTAGGAGATACACCTGATGGTTTATAATCGTCTGGGTTTTGAAGATAAGGAGAATTTGCATTTCTTAAAGCTTCATTCTCCATCCCATAAACATTTGGATTTTGGCTCATAATAGTAGGGGTAGATGTAGATATTTCTTTATAAGCAGTTGCCCCAGTCCTTCCTCCCATTGTGTCGTAGTCTTGCTCTTTAAAATTGCTTCTTAAAGATTCACTCTCTAATTGATGAACCGACTTACGTGGAGATGGGGAAAAATTTTTTAAACTTTCTTGATATGCTGTCTCAGTATCAGCAATCCCACCACTAATGTTTTGTCTAGATATAGGTGAAGTTTCTCCTGGTTCTCCTTCAAACAAAGATGACTGAGAATCTGGAGTCTCAGGCAACCCGACTACTTTATCACTCATATTTTCATCTGCCCAAAATGCTTCATCTTGTGCTTCTTCGGACAATTTCAGCCATGGATTTTGCTCTTTGCCTTCCTTAGTGACTCTCTTAGCAAATTTGTCACCTGGGTCAATCCCAAATTCTCTAGCATACATATCTGCTTGTTCTCTTGCAATCCTTGATTCCTGCGCAATGCCGATGACATTAGCAACAGTTCCACCTATTTGGTTATATAATGATATTTCCTCCGCAGCTTTCCAATCAGCATGTTTTTTACCATATTCCTTAGATTCAATTTTAGATAAAGTAGACTTATATCCACCTAATTTTGTACCGAGAGCTTTGTATTGACCTACACGTGCCATTTTAGACCTTATTATATTTACTAAAGTTAATGTATCTGTTCATATTAATCAATTCTTTATTTCACCGACTTAGGTCTATATACTATAGATATATCATTGATTTCAAAATCAGTCCCAGCTGTACCATCTATTGCTATTCTAAAACTATTACAAGTAATGGAACCTGCTACTGGTTTTAATTCTGCACATACCCAATCATCTATACCAACAGTGCTTGAATGAAGTGGGGTTGCACTATCAGTCGCATTTGTACTTGAACCATCAGCCCCAGTTCTATAAAAATTAGAGGCAGGTATAATTCCATCCTTCCCATACAGAAATGTCACCGCAGAACCGTCTCCTTTATATGATATATATACTTTTTTAACAGACTTCTTTTGACTTGGATTCCCAAAGTCTATATCTTTAGTAATAACCTTAGGCAAAGTTTGTGTTGGAGTATCAGTCCACTTCTTTAAAAGAGAAGTTGCATCTCCATCATGACTTGAATAAATTAAATCCCCAGCCCAATCAATTGCAAAATTTGTTTTATTAGTAGTTGGAAAGGCCCCAACAGCTTTAGTCCAACTTTTTGTTATCATATCATATATATATGCATCTCCTGCTGGTATACAATCTGGTGAAGCGTCATTAGCTAAATCGCTACCCCAAGCAGCACTAACTGTTGCCGTAGTATTATTTGTAATTGAAGACACTGTTCTCGTTTCTCCAGAAACAACAATGCTATCTCCTATATGAAGCTCTGTAAGAAATTTCGTTCCAGTACCAGGTACAGCTGTGTTCGTGCCTGTTACATTTATTGAACCAGTAAGTGTAAATAATGCTCTACAATCTCTTACAACTATAACTTGTTTTGTTTTTGGAGTATATCCTACCAATGGAGTCCCCGCAAAGCTTTCCCACGTTGATTGCTTAATCAAAGGTCTTCCATCTTTCTCTAATAAATCATTTACCCTTCTTCCATCATAATAAAAACATCCATGCACATTAGCCCAAACAATACCATATTCTGTTTTAAATACCGATGCTTGATGAGTTACCCCTCTATAATCTAATTTATCTTCTAAAAATTCTGTATCTTGAGAGGCGTTAATAATATATAAGGTTCTTTCTTTAAATTGCAATATCCTATCATTAAATTCCTCAATAGCAATTATTTCCTCTCCATCATTAATAGCTACGTCAACCTTCTCAGATATAGGAAATATATCAAATTTATTTGGAAGACTTCTAATCATAGTATCTGGCAAAAATTCCACCGTACCATCCTCATTGGCAGTTTTTAAATTTCCTATATAAGCTCTTCTATTTGCAACACAAGATGTTTTCCAAAGAGATGATATTGATTTTTCCTCATGGCTAATCCCAGTTCTTGATTCGTATGTTAGAGCAAATTGAGGTTCTAATAAATCTTCTTGATAAAATTGAAATATATAACTATTAACACTGTCAAGAGACGCAAACTGGACAGGTCTTTCTTTATCAGAAAAAATAGCAGTCCCGTTCCCTCTTACAAAATCTAATTCTAATTGTGGATACCATTGTTTATCTAAAACTCTTTTCATATAAACAACAGCTCCAGTTATTCTAGGGTTCCAACCTGTACCATATTGACAAAACACTGCTATATCTGGAGGTCTATCGTTATAACTTGTCCAATCAAAAACCTTATCTGTTGTTGCAGATTCATCTACTAATTGTCTAATGAGACTTTCTTGATTACCATCATAGATTAGACTCATTCCTATTTCCCATTTCTCTCCCCATCCGAAAGCATCAGTGACTGAACCACTATGTTGTTTTAATGAAATATGAAAATTATGTGATGAGTTAGATAAACCAGTATGGTCAGAATAGCTCCCAGATGCTTTAATAAATTCCACAGAATTAACTTTTATACGTTCAATGCTATCTGTATCTATGCTGGCTACCGTTAATGTAATGCTCCAATCTTGGTCAACTGTAACATTAGAAGTATATTCAAAACTATGATAATTTATTAATGGCCCTTGACCTATATTATCAGTAATCTCTATTTCGTTACCTCCATCATCTTCTTCAACTTTAATATCATAATCCCATGACCCAGCTATGCTTAATGAATCATCTTTCATTACAGCTTCTATTTCAACAATAACTCTTGTTACCTCATCTACGCTTGCTCCAGTTATATTACCATGAACAACAGCATCACTAGCACTAGTCGCAGAAGTAAGGCTTAATGCATTTATTTCAGATGCCGCTGCTGTATATGAAGCAGAATGTATAGGTTGAGTTTCGGCAGGTTCATATGTAGAACTGGATGGCTTAGCAATTTTAGAATTTCTTTCATAAAACTTTTTAGGAAGAGAAACGCTTGTAGAAGCTGTAGTCATCATCACTTTATTAGCTGCAGTCCCACTAGAATTATCTCCAATATATCCATACCACTTTGGAGCAGCTGTCGCATCAAAACCAGCATCTGAAACTCTAAGGGCTCCATCTACAAAATACATATCAGCTTTTCCGCTAACTGCATTACTAAATGTAACTCCTACATTATCAGCCCCTCCGTCAGACCATGCCCCTCCATCCGCAGCTAAATCTATAACTGAAGTACTAGAATCTCCACCAGTAGTATCGAGAGTATCAGATAAAGCTAAGTAATCGGTTGGAGCTATAGCTACTTCTCCCACAACATCAGCCCCAGCCATATCATGACTAAATTGAAACAATCCATATCCAGCAGATACGTCTGCGTCAGTAGGAGCTGTATGAGCATCCCCAACTCCTCCCAACATTCTCAATTTACCTAACTCGCTGACTGCCACATTCTCAGCGACAGCCAACTCATTGTTTAGAATATCTCTGGGGTCTGCATTATCATTAATTCCACCATGAAACTCATCTATTTTCCAGATTTGTTTTGGCACGCTAGAAACTTTCTAATAACTCTTTGACCTTTGCCCAGATTTTATCATCTTCTTTTGTCTTAGTTTGCTTAACTGCAATGTCGCCAATCATAAGCAAGATTCCCACCATGCCATGTTTGCGAACTAAACGACTTATTATCTTTTTTAACATCGTCTTTTACCCTATTATTTATCATTCTTTGCTTTGCCAAAGTTAGCTCCGATAAAATTTACAACATCTAAAATGATTTGTACTATTCTATCATCACTTTTATTCGGTGTAAGAGAGGCTAAAACTGCAAACCCACCAACAATGCTTGACACCGATGATAAGATTACAAGATAATTACCTCCTACAAAACTGATTACTTCACTCATATTAACTCCTCGTGTTAAAAATCCAGCCAATGAAACCAGAAAAGAATACGGTAACCACAGCACCAATAGCTTTAATATATGAGGTCTGCTGTTCCAATGTCCTAACTCTTCCGTTTTGTTCCTTTACTAGACTTTTGATTTCATCTACAGTATCTTTAATATAATGAATGTCACTATTTTGCTTGGCACTCATAATGGTCAACTCCTCTAATCTTGTTTGTGTATCTGTTCTCCAATTATCCACTTGACTCTTATTCATTTTCCATTTATCCTGCCCTTTAAGTATGCTAGGCCGTCTGTAACATCATTTAATTCCTTCACTATATCTTCTCTATGTCTTTGAGAGATTTCATCTGAACGATTCCATCTATCCAACATCTTTAATACTATTCCTTCAATATTAGACATCTTAGTCTCACCCTTAGCAATTGACTGTCTAATCCCATCTAAGTCCTCATTCTGTATCTTTTGACTTTTAATCAAATTGATTATCATCATAGCAAACAAAACTACTATTACTCCAATTGCCCCATATTCTGCATATGTCTCAAGATTAATCATTCCATACTTTCTTAGTAATTTTTAATCCAATTGTTATAAGCAATCCGATTATAATCGTAGGCATCAATTTATGACTTGTTTGGCTAAGAATAATAGCAATTAAAATGCTATTTAGAAAAAGAGAACAAACAATTATTTTATCTAAATAATCTTTTACCATTCTAATTCGGAGTATGGGTTTAAACTTGTCACAATATCTAATAATTTATTTTTAGTATCATCTGAATCATAACTTACACTTCTAATGTCTAAGAACGATTTTATATCATTTTTAGTATTTGAACTTGTTGGGTAATCATCCTTTGCAGTACATACTTTATTTATCATCTTATGCTTACCAACTAATTGTCTTCCATGAGTATTGGGATATACTTTTTTACATTCTGTAGTATAAAACTCTTCTGCGACTTTTAAACTATTAGTAGACTTGACAACTTCACTATCAACAGTAACGAAATATACCTTAGAAGGTGGATAAGATACGCTTGCTGTCTTACCATCTTTATAATTTCTTATCCTTGTAGCACCAGGTGTTGTATTCCTATAAATACGAATATTCTCTCCTTGTGAACTTCTTCTAATAATCACTGCTCATTATCTCATTAAATTTTGCGTAGTATTGTAGGATTGTAGGTTATTCACCAATTGACTGACTTTCTTGAAATTCAGCCCAAGCTTCTTTCACTTCATCTGTCCAAACTGCATTACAGATGTCTTGCGTTTCCTGTGGTTCACCACTAATATCTGAATCGGGGTGAAGTACATGACGATGAAAACTTCTTGAAAGTTCTACTCCATCTTCACTAATTATGGTTGCTTGACGGCATTGTACCGCTTTGTAATCACCGACAATTTCAATCTTGTCGTATTTTACTTCTTTTGTTAAAGCCATTTTTTATTCCTTATTGTTATTCGTTTCCAACTATATATCCATATAGTATTGAATTATTATGTATGATACGTACCAGAAAATTGCACGTCTCCATTAGCCGAGAAAGTAGCAAGCGTCATTATTGTAGATGTATCCCCGTCAGTTACATAAACATTTATATAACTAGTATTATTAACGCCCACTATACAAGCATAGTTAGAACCCCAAGCTGTGCCACCCCATCCACCGATGGCAAATGCAGGATAATAGCTATTAGCAGAACTTATAGGAAAAGGAAGATTAGCTATTTTAAAAGCAGCAGCTGTATTCATATTAGTAAGATTGCGGGGTCTCATTTTAGCCTGAATATGAACCACATCACCAATTTTAGTATAATAACCATACCTTTGTATATAATCTCCCCAAGTATTAGGTTCAACATCACTATCATCCACCAGAGTTGGACTAAAAGTCCCTTCCTCATAATCATCGAGGATTTCGCTTGTCATTCCACCAGCATTAGCAGTTGCTGCAAAACTAATACCTTTGCCACTTGTACCCATGATGAGGTCGCCTGTTTGTATTGTTACGTCGCCTGCAGAGTCGATACGCATACGTTCAGCCCTACCAGTAAATGCCACATCTTCCTCTTTTGTATCTGATGTTGTTCCAAATATAATCCCTGAACCAGTTATACTATGCTGTATATAAGTACCATACCCTGATACAATCGCTCTATAAGAACCATCGTAATAGCTATTATTTGACACATAAGTCTGACCAGAAGCATTAGCAATATTGTAGGCATCACCAACTTCTAATATTTTGTTAAAAGATGTCCATGCTTCAGGGGTTTTTCCAATTCCGACATTGCCTGATGAGTCTATGGTCATACGCCTATATGAAGTGCCAGTCCCGCCAGTATTAAAATATAATTTCTCAGGTGCAACTTGTGCAAGTGTTAATTCATCATCACCCCCATCAACAAATAATGCACCTTTTACCGTACCATTTTTAGCTAATTCAAGTCCACTGGAAGCAGCAGAACCTCCATCTATAGTTAAGGCTTTTGTAAATCCAGTAATATTAGGCGACACTGTCCCGATGCCGACATTGGCACCTAATAAAGATATATCACCAGCCCCATCAAATTCAATTCTTTCAGCATCATCAGCAATACCAATGGAAGTATCGTCTGCCATTATGATATTACCTACCATTGTTACATCATTACTACCATCAACGGTAACAGCAGTAGTGGTAGCCCCGCCAGTACTAGTCGCAAGGACTATAGTTTGGTCATCAACAGTATTCTTTATATAAGAATGACTACCGTCATTATATATTTCTAAATCTTGGTCTCCTCCAGCTTTTAACTTACCAGAGTCGCTATCTATTATAATATCTGCCATTATAAGACTAAGGCTTCTTGTTCTTTAATATCTTTAAAAGCTTCTTCATAATCACTTATCATATTTTCATAGTAAACTATTGATTCACTTTTAGATACAGCTAATTCTTTTAATTTATCTTTTACATAGGCAGAAGTAATCTTTTTATCAGGGACACCTTCTCCATCCCGAGTTAAAATAACATCGTAACCTACTCTTTTAAGAGAAAGTGTACCTTGTTCTTTTCTTAATCTGTACTTATCTAATATCATTTTATCTCCTTGTTATTATTATTATTAATTGTTTTCGCCATCCATTTTAGTATTTATTCCCCCAAGATTTCTTTCTCTCTGGTGTATCTTTTCTCACAGTTCCTGTGTGGGTAGTCCCACTAACCTCTTTACCGCCACCACTACTTCCACTTCTAACTGGCGTATATTGACGATACTGGCGAACTTCTAATGGTCTGTAATAGTAATCATATCCGTATCTGTAATAGTGAGGATAATCATACCTCACTATAT